TCTTTTCCTTGCATCGCTACAGATAAATCAGACGATTTCTGAACTTGCAAAGCAAGCACGTCGTTGGGATCTCCTGTAACGAAACTTCCATTAGGAGCCTTAGCTAGATCAGCAGCCTTCGTAACACCACTTGGCTTTACGAGGAAACGTACCGCTGCACTAGCAAGGCTACCCTCTGCAATTGCCTGACATAACGCTTCTACTGTTTGTAAATCTGCTATCGCTGCTGCTTCGACATATCCAACCCCATAAGCTTGTCCATCAACCCGCGTCATACGCAATGGGAGCCAAGGACTTAAATCTTTAGGGGCTCTTCCTTCACTGCCTTCAACGATCTTTCCTTTTACCTCCTGATGCCACTTAACTTGATTACCTTCCCACTTGATATGGGTGTAAACCTTGCAATTCTTCTCTTCTTCCTTGGCTTCTAGTGGTTCAGGTTGCTTATAAAGTCCTTTCAAGTCTTCTTCTTCATCCTGTTCAAGCATTTGCCTAACTTTTTCAGGCAATGCGTAGTAAGGAAGTTGCTCACATGTCACGATCTCAAGGGGATTACCCATTGGATCGCGGAAACAAACGTAACGATTGAGATGAAATACCCTTAATCCCTCTGGAGCAACGTATAAAAGTGCATTTCCAGCAACAATTAAGTGCAATAACGCCTCATGGAAAACAACACGATCATTACTTGCCTCTATTTCCCTAAGCACCATCCTTTCAATCTTGCTTAACGCCTCTTCAAATTGAGATTTCTGCTCTGGCCCTACTCCTTGCTGTGCTAATGCTGCTTCATCTAATGAAAATCTGAAAAATTGTTGCGTTGGAGGTAGCAAAGCCAACAGCATTCGACTCGCTAAGTTAAGAACTCCTCTGGCTCCTATCCCATTCCAAGGAACAGCGTATGTATCTTTGTTGTTATTAACTGGATCATTTGATTCTGGGATTAAATAAGGAACCGTAAGACGAGCTGAATTACGGCCTTTATCTAAAACCCAATTCCGATCATTTTCACCTGAGCGATAACGCTGTTCAGCAGTAGCCATAATTAGACAGGGAGATTAGTACCAGTACCAGGCGATGAACCTTGGCTACCGATTTTCAAGGAAGCAGAAGTAGACCCTGGAGAACCAGTTCCTTTTGCATAGGCATCTTTAGGAGATATTTTCAAACCTTTTTTCTTTTTCTTACTTTGCTTATTAATGATGCCTTGCGATGTTTGAGCTGCACTGCTAGCAGCACTTATCGCAGCATTCCGAGCTGCAACTTCAGCAGCACTTGGGCCAGAACTTCCAACAACAATTTGAGTTTGTGCTTGTTGTTGAATATTTTGAATAGCATTTGCAGCGGCAGCGGCAGCGGCTTGATTATCTGTTTCAGCTTGCGCTCCAATCGCTAAAGTCGATTGCTTGTTTGCATCAATGATTGCTTGATTTTCAGCAGCTAAAGCAGCATTGGCCGCTGCTTTTTTTGCTGCTTTTTTTGCCGCATTTTTTTGAGCCGTTATTCCAGTAACGTCCTCGTAGAGGTTTTTAACAGGGCCAGCGCACATAATTAAACTCCGTAGTTAACACCAGTTCCAGCGGAAGCTGAAAGACCGCCAGTAGCAATTTTTAAAGTGCTTGGTTTTTTCTTCTTTTTAGAAATTGCAGCAGTTGTTTGAGCATCTTCTGGAGTTACGTTGTCTTCAGTTACAACAGCATAAGGAGCATCGTTGATAATGTTGTCAACGCCAGCACCAGAATTTGCTTGAGTATCAGCTAATTGATCCATAAGAGTTTGAGTAGAAGCTTGAGCAGCGGTAATTTGTTCGTTAATACTGGTTTGAAAAGCCGCCGTATTTTCTGCGGTTGTTGTTTTAAACGCTTCTAAAGCAGCAGTAGACGCAGCAACATCTTCATCGCTTGGGCCTTGATAAACAATTTCAGGAGCTTTTGGAGCTTTAAATAAACACATAATGAGTACCTAAGTAATGTTGAGGCCAGAGCCACTAGCTGACGATGTGGCAACCTTGCCAATTCTCAAAGAAGTCTTACCTTTTTTAGTTTTTAAACCTCTTTCATCAACTCCAATCTCAGGAGGTTTTGCATGTGGTTCTCTAGGAGGAGGGCCAACGACTTGAGCTAATCTCATTGCCGCTGCATTTGTATCTTCTGCTTGCTGTTGCTTCGCTACTAATAATTGTGTTGCTGCATCTTGCTTCGCTCGTAATGCAGAATTGAGATCAGCTTGTGCAGTTAAAGTTGATTGACTAGCAGCCTGTTCTATCGCAGCTTTTTGTAAATCAAATTGCTGGTCATACGCTGCATAATCAGGAACCGTAATTGTCGCGGCGGAGCCACCACCCATACACATCAGACTGCCTCCAGTTGATAAACGTCATTCTCCTGTTCTTCCAAACGGCGTTTTAACCACTTGACGACAGATGCCTGGCCTGACTTAAACCAAACTTCTTTTTCAGAAAGACTCAAATCAGGACATTGATCTGGGAACTGCTCATCTAAAGCAGCTACAAATCTTTCATCTATGTTCGGGAAATAAGCCACTCTCCAAGGACGTAGACCTTTACAGCCTACCGATAATCAGGAATATATACCATAGTAGAGAAGTTATTCCACTTCCCCGTAGTTGTTTATGGATTTACAAGAAAAATTAGCAGAAATGCACTCCGAGGTTATAAATCAAGTCTTAGACGATCTAAGAAATGGAGATCGCAAGGCAAGATCAGAGGCAATGGCTTTGCTTAAACAAAACAATGTGACTGCTGTTGCAGCAGAAGGCAGCACATTGAAAAAACTTGCTAATAAATTGGACTTCTCAAGCATGGATGACAAAGTTATTCCGCTTAAGACCCCACCTTCAAACGTTGAACCCCTCCGAAAGCTCTCCCCGAAGTAGTTTTTTTCTTAAAACCGAAAGCTATTGAGTCAATCGAACCTGTTGTCTCGTCCATCCAAGCGTCTAATTCGTCTTGGAAGAGTTGATCTTTTCTAGCTTGTTGTTGAACTTGCTGATCCTGGGCGGCTGACTCAACAAAAAAACCGACTGCAATAGCAAGAGCGTCAAGGCGGTCATCATGGCTTAAGCAATTCCTTTCTTGTGTCAATCTTGAGGCTTGCCAAAAAAGGCTCCGTGAATATCCATGTTCAGGATCTTCATCAGTTAGACGATAATCATTTTTAATGACTCGACTATTGACGATAAGACGATGCTGCTGAATTAAGGGGCCAAGTGTGTCACATAATCTTTCTTCTTTACGGATGTTATGCCTAACTTCTTCGATAGTGCATGGATGTGTTCTTGTTAAATGAGGTTTTAACAGAGCTGAGAACATTCCATCACCCATATTTGATTCAGCAACGACGTAATTCACATCCCATTTCTTTGCTACATCAGCTAAATACCGCAAAACTTCATCGGCATAGCCCAAAGTAGACCCACCTGATTCAAGTAAGAATAAATTTCCGTTTAATTCTGCTAAAACTGCCCAAGCGAGCTCATCCTTTCCGCGACCTGCGGGATCAATCGCGAGAACACACCGCCACGATTCGGTTTTCGACACCCATCCATTTTGAAATATCGGGCGATGGTAGAACCTATCAGCTCCAAGTCCGACGCAAACTAGATCTTGCAATCTCATATCAGGTTGATTAGACCATATACAAGTCTCTGGTAGAGCTTTCCCATCAAGATCCATCACCATGAGATCCCCAAGCCTGATTGGATACTTATCTAAAGTTGCTAATCGGGTATTGAGCATGAACTGAAGTTCAAAGCTCGCCTTGGTCATGGATGCTTTTCTTTGAAGGATGTCCTCATGCCCAAATCGCTCTGGATCAGTCGGCTCTTCCACGAGGCTGCTATTCGCGATGACCTCTTGTTCAATCGTCGGATCGAGGCTGCCCTCGTAGCAATCGAACTCCTTCGGATAGAGCGCAGGCCAGTAACGAGCAGAATAGTTCCGTTCTCTTACAAGCCTTAAATATATACTTGTTTCCGTATGTGGCGTTCCTAAATATAATATTTTACGGGGCAAAAGCTGGCCCTCCTCTGGCTTTATGATACTTTGTATTTCTTCAACAGCGTGTGCAACTCTGTCTTGTTTTAACTGTGTAATTACGTTAGCTAAAGTTTCAACGTCATCAAGAATTGCACAAGTACATCTTTGTCCAGTTGTTTGTCCCATGACACCCATAGATCGAACAGACGGAGACTGTTCAACTTGAGCTGGCCCTACATCAAAAGCAACATTAGAGAATCTATTCTCTGGCCCAGGCATAAGACATTGAAGAATATCAATTTCTCCAATGCAACGAAGCATAAAAGACGAAAAGTCAGTTGATTTAACTGCTGTAGCAGAGACAATCAGAATCTTTTCATTTGGATCTACTCTTAATCTCCATAAAGCATAAAAAGACGCAAGAATCGACTTACCTAATCCACGAAAAGCTACTGTAAGACTACGATCTGGCCCTTCTTGCATCCATCTACAGACAGAAATCTGCTGCTTAGTTGGGGCATCAGCTAACCCCAACTCTCTAAGCAGATAACAAGTGAAATTAGGAAAGCTATCTCTTAATTGAGGAGGTAACGGTTCCCATAAACTTTTCAATTTTCTGTCTCTAGATCAGCTTTTTCAACTTCAACTGTAGCTGTTGGTCTTGTTGGTGGAGCTAATAGCTGTTCTTGCATCTCTTCGTCCACGTAAACATTAGACGTATCAGCCTTTTTTAAAGTCTCAGGCTTAACACAGCAAGCACCTTCAAGACCTAACTCCATTCTTTGATTGTTGGTGAGGTAAGGCATAGTCCTTTTTTAACTTTCTCTATTCTGACGTAACTATGCCCAGATACAACAAAACCCCCTAACAGCGCGATTGGTTAGGAGGTTTTATCTAGCCCTAGCTGACCACGACCAAGCAGCAAGCATCGTAGGGATATTCTTAGTTTAGCTCACTAAATCTTCTTTCTCTAGTTCATCAGCTTTAGCTGAAAGTCCTGTATATAAACCATGCATCGGATGGGAATGTAAATGCCTTCCATCTAAGACATACCATCTCTCCATATTCATCATCCTCTGCCGGTCTTCCTCTAACCATTCAGTCTTATATCCACTCATCATTTCTTTCCTCCTTTCTTTGGTGGTCTTCCTACCTTCGATCCATAAGTCCCTTTCCCTTTCGGCATAACTATTAACCTAAAAGACGACTACACAATAACTAATATCCTCTAGCTTTTCTATCTTTTTCTCTACGTTCCCGCAGATATTCACTAAACCCTTCTTGATCTGTCCTTAATCCATCAACTAATCCATACTTCGCTCTATATCCCCTCATATATTTCCCATACTCCCTCCTCTCACTACTCGTAAAATCTCTCGCCAATTCCCCTCCACTTGGATCTCTCTCTACTCCAACCCTCTCCTTCATTTCTTTCATCAGATAAGTCTCTTTTTTATACTTCATAACTTTCTACCTTCTTTTCTAATTTCATAACTTTCATCCTTAATCTGAGAATTTCTTCATCTTTCTTCTCTAAATAATTCACTATCTCTCCTATATCTTTCTCTCGCACTACTCTTTCATTCAATCCTTTCCCTTTTGCTCTGTTCATAATTAATTTGCTTGGTCGTTTCAGTACCTTACATCCATGCAGAACTAACACAACCCCTAA